GGCCGATACACCGGCCCCCCGAGAGCGGAATGGGCATGGGGCACCCTCGCATCTGCTGGCGGTGGGAAAAACGGGAAAGAAAAACCCCGCCGTGTTTTGCGGCGGGTTTTTTCTTGAAGCCTGTTGTCAGGCAAATCTTGCGGTCAGGCTATCAGCCTTTCATGCCGGAGCCGAGCGTGTTGCGGCGTACGGCAGACGGCGCGACCGGTTTCGGCGTGTCTTCGGTCTTCAGAACCTTGTCGGCCCAGCCTGCGGCGCGTTCTCCAAAGGGGCTGTTGTCCTTGATGAACTTTACTTCTTCGGTGAAGGCAGCGGTAATGCCGCCGCGCGTATCCGTGCTCATAGCATTGAGGGAGCGCGTCAGAAAATCCGTGGCTGTCGGTGCGCTGGTATCCATGAACTGCGATTTTGTCATTGTAGCCCCCTAAAAACCTTGGCCTTGCGGCTGCGGTATCGTTTGCCGTTGGTGAATCGAGTTTGTTAACTGATTTTTAATATCCTAACCCGATTTTTTATATCTTACCATAAGAAAATTGAACGAAGTCTTAAAAACGGCTGATTATGCTTCATTTAAAAGGGGTTTTAAAACAATCCGGGGAAGAGGCTGGGCGAAAAACCGGCCGCCGGATAGGGCTCTGCCGTGAAATCCTCCACCGTCAGGTCCCCCTCTACCCGGTGCGAATCATAGGTAATATTCGTAAAGCGGAAGTCCTCGAACCGCGCCTCGACCGTATCGGGGGCGGCGGCGCGGATGATCTCGATGGTCACGCTGGGGGAGGAGGTCAGGCTGCGTACCGCCTGTACGATCTGCCGGTCCACGTTGTCGATGGCCAGGCGGGCGCGGGGCGGGCGGTTATCCTCGTCATCGGGCAGGGTCAGCTGGAAGGGATAGGCAATAAAAATCTCCCCCCGGCTGGTGATATCCGCCCCGTTATTGCAAACGCGGACGGGAACCGGCATTTCCGCATGGTGCAGGGTCAGGAGGACCAAAAAAACCTCCGACGTTTCGGGCGCATGCAGCGCGGCGCGCGCGGCGGGGGAAATATTGCGGCTCACGGCAGCACCTCCAGCTCCAGCATGACCTTGAACCGTTCGGACGTAACGGCAAGGGGCGCGGGCGGTTTGATAAAGCGGCAGGCCACGGTTGCGCCGCCGACGGGATGCGGCATGTCAAAACGCAAACTGCCGCCCGCCAGATCGGTTTGATAAAAATTTTTCAGCACCCCATACTGCGCTGCCGTCAGATGATAGGCGAGCAACAGTTTGCCCACGCCCGCCGTGCTGCGCGGGCGGGTTTTGGCGGGGCCCATATCGGTCTGGCTGCGCAGCGTCAAATCGGGCCATGTTTCCTGAAAACCCTCGGCCAGCGGCGCGGCGGGCAGGTCTTCGGGCCATTGCGGAGAGGACATCGACGGCTCCTTTATGTCTTAACGTATGTCTTAACGGCCCAGCAGGCTCGGCGCGATGCCGAAAAGGCTGCGCAGCACGCTGCTGGTCTGGCGGCCGCGGATCAGGCTGTCGGCCACCATCTGGTCGATCGTGATTTCAAGATATTTGCGGTCGAAAACGCCTGCCGTTTCCCGCGCCGTGACGGCGGCGGCGGCGTTGTTGTGGATAATGACATTCACCCCGCCCGCCATGCCGCCGGCATGGCCGATCACGCCTTTGAAGCTTTCCAGCAATTCGCGTTTGATAAAACGCGTCAGCTCGCTTTTGACAATATCGCCCGCGCTACTGTCCCGTGCGGGCGCGGCGTTTTTGGGGTGAACGGCTTTTTCAAGGGCGGCAAATCCTTCCCGCGCCAGTTTTTGCAAACTGTCGTTCAGGGCGCGGGTTTTTTCCTCCATCCCTTCTAGGGTGCGGGAAAGATCTTCGGTGTCGTTTTCAAGGCTCATGGCTTGGCTCTTTCTTTTCGCAATCGGGGAAACGCCGCATCATTTCCGTCATAAAATCGCGCGGCGCAGGGGCAAGCGGTGTTTCCGGCAAAGGTTTCGGGTGATAGCGGTGAAAGGCCGCATAGGCCTCCGCCATATCCGCCAGCGGCACGGCGCGTATCACGGTGGGCGGCCAGTGCAGCAGGGCGGCGCAAAACCCGCGCAGCCGCGCAAGATTCAGGCAGGGGCCGCCTTGTTCTGCCCCTCCCCCGGGGCACCGCCTTTCGCATCTATCGCGTCCATATCGTGCAGCGGGGCCAGAATATCGATCAGGATGTCAGACAGCAGCGCCACGGGCGAAGGCCCCGCATCGCGCCACAAGAAAGGGCGCAGGGTTTCATCGGCCAGTTTGCAGCCCGCCTCGGCATAAACAAGGCAAAGGATATCCAGCACGCGCGACAGCGGCAGGGTTTTTTGCACCAGATCATCGGCCAGTTTCAGCAGGCTGCCGTAACGGTCTTCCAGCCGTTCCACCAGTTGCAGCGTGGGGGTGAAAAACAACATGCCTTCGGGCAGGGGCAGACGGCGGGGCATCAGGCCTCCGCCGGCGTAAAGCTGCCCGCGCCGCTGCGGCGCAGGGTGCAGGCAAAGCTTTCCAGCCCGTCATAGCTGCCCGCGCGGCTGTATTGTTCCACGGCAAAGGCCGCATCGTAACGGTCGCCGTTCGGGAAGATCATGCGGTAACGGGCAATCGTGCGGGCAAAGGCCTGCGCGCGCAGCAAGGCCTCCGCCGCGCTGTCCTTGAACAGGCCGTCAAGGCGCAGCACCATGCTTTGCACCCCGCCCGCGGCATCCAGTTGCTGCATGCCCGCGGAATCCATCGAAGTCGCATCCAGCGGCTGGTTGTCGATGCTGAGCGAGACGATGCGCGCGGCGCCGAGGGTCAGAAAATTTTCGCTTTCCTCCCCGTCACCGATCTTGAGCAAAAAATCGCGGCCTTTATGGCTGGGCATGGCGGTCTCCTTTTACAAACACGGATGAAACAAATGACGCGTGCTAGGCGTTCTCGGGCTCGACCAGCACATGCAGCCGCTGGCGCGCGCGCCATGTGGCGGCGTCATGTACTTGCGTGATTTCCGTTGCGATGATGCGGCAAAACACCAGCCGGCGGCCCGCCACGGCCAAATCGGCTTCGTGCAGCACCGCTTCGATTGCGGCGGCAATGCGCTGGCATTCCTGTTTGCCTGCCGCGCGGCTATAGGTTTCAATGTCCAGAAAAACCGCCGTTGCCGAAAATTCCCGGGTCGCGGCGGCGGGACGGGCGGCCATATCGGTCAGCACGATATAGGGAAAAGCGCTGCCCTGCGGCACCTGATCGTAAACCGAGGCGGCGCCGGCGAGCAGCGATGTCACCGCGCCCGCGCCCGAAAGACGGCCGTAAACGGCGGCCTGTACGTGTAACAAGGTTTCTGCGGACATTTTCCTGCTTTCGGATTTTATGTTCTTGCTGTTTGAAAATCGGCGCGCAAGGGATTATCCTTAAAGGATAACCTGCCGCCGCGCGTTTTCCGCCCCAGCGGCTATCTGAAGGAGTGTTACCCCCCATGCGTATTCTTCTTGCCGCCCTGCTGTCGTTGTTTTTTGCGGCGATGCCTGCCCGTGCCGATTTCAACCAGGGCAAGGTTGCCTATGACACGCGCCAGTGGCGGGAAGCCATTGCCAACCTGCGCCCCGCGGCGGAGCGCGGCGATGCCCGCGCCATGATCCTGCTCGGCAATATGTATGCGCAGGGATTCGGCGTGGAACAGGACGATGTGGAGGCCTTTGTGCTGTTCCGCCGCGCGGCGGAAAAGGACAACCTGGAAGGCATCCGCGCCGTGGCAACCTTTTATCAGGCGGGGCGCGGCGTCTCGGCCAATACGCGCCTTGCCATCGAATGGTTCGAACGCGGCGCGAAAATGGGCGACCAGACCTGCGCCTTTTTCTATGCCGTGCATCTTTATCAGGGCAGCAAGGGCGAAACCTTCGATTTCAAGCCCAATCACGCCGAATCCTATAAATGGTTCCTGATCGCCAGCGAAGGCATGGCTTTTCCCAATATGGCCAAGGTGGCCGAAAACATGGCCAAGCAGGTTGGCGAAAAGCTGAACCCGCTGGAACGCGCGGCCGCCGAACGCGGCGCGAAGGAATGGCGCCCCATGTCGGCCTCCCAGCTCGGCCCGCCGCCCGATCATGAACTGATCGAGAAAAACAATGCCGCGCAAACCCCCGCGCCGGGAAAACCGGCGGATGATGCGGCGAAACCTGCTGAAGACAAAAAGGCCGAGGATGCAAAAGCCGAAGAAAAACCGGCGGAACAACCCGCCGAATAATCGTCAGGGAATTTTATCCTCGTACAAATGATGGACGCCGATCAGCACGTGAAACATGCGGTCGGCGCCTTTTTCCATCTCGATGCGCAGCACAAACCAGCGCAAATATAAAAATCCGAGATAACAAACCGTCAGCACCGCGCTTTGCAGCCAGACCATCATCACGACGAGCGCCAGCACCGGCACGGCATAGCGCCATTTGCCTGCGCGCCCCACGGGCTCAAAGGCGCGTTTGATGACCAGCCGCTGCGGTGTTTGCGCCACCACGCGCCAGTCCGTGCCGGCAATGCGCTGTCCTGCCGGCGGCGCGTCCTGCGGCGTGATGGCGGCAAGCTCGGCGGGCAGCGCCCTGTGCTCGGCGCGGTGGAACAGGGCAATGCCCCAGATCACGATCATGAAAACGACGAATAACATGCCGTTATCATAGCGCGCGTCCCGCGCCCGTCAAAGCGGTTAAATCCCGCGCGCGGCCGCCGTCAGATGCAAATAACGCTCCGTCCCGTCGGGGTCGGCGACGTGGCGGATGTAATAAACCCGACCGCTGCCCAGAAGGCGCATGCCTGCCGTTACATCGCGGCGGTAATAAATGCGCAGGCGGTACAGCGCGGCGGGAATCTCCTGCCGCAGGGCGGTGTGCATATCGCCGGACAGCGCGGTGATTTCCGCGAAAACCTGCGGCGTGGTGGTCAGGTTTTGCCAGCTGCGCGCAAAGCCGCCGCCTTCGGTCGGGGTCAGAATTTCTTCCTGCACCGTCAGCAGGTGCCGCATCGCGCCGATCATGCCAGCCTCATTTGTTGGAAGGGGCGGAACAGCGCCGCCGCGCCCGATGCATGCAGCGCCGTTTCCGGCGCATCGCCGCGCTGGCGGTACAAATGCGCGATCATTTGCAGCATGCCCTGCCGCAGCGGCGCGGGGATGCTGTGCGGGGTGGCGCCAAAGCCCGCGGTATAGCGGATCTCGATGCCGTTGATGTTGCGGCCCGGCACGGGGGCGTTCGCGCCCTGGCGCAGCACAATGCGCCCCGGCTTGCGGATGGTATCGGTATGATAATTCTCCGCCGCAAAAACGGCAGAGGTGCCGTTATCGGCATAAATCAGAATGGTGCTGACGGCCAGCAACGGCGGGCGCGGCAGAAAAACGACTTCGCCTGCGGCGGCGGCGATGCCGTCGCGCACGCCGTCCCACCATTCGCGCTGCGGCGCGGCGGGCCAGCTGTCCAGCCACAGGCTGTAGCCGCGGGTGATGAGCGCAAGGCCCGTATCGGCCTCGCAAATCAGCCGCGCCGTCATGATCAGCGATGCCAGCAGCGCGTCTTCATGGTCATGCGTGATGCGCAAATGCAGCTTCACTTCCTCCAGCGTCACGGGCTCCGCACCCGGCGGCGCCGTTTCGATCAGGTGGTAAGCAGGTCGTGTCATTATAAAGCTCGCTTTCGGCAATAAAAAACCCGGCAACAGCCGGGTTTTTGGATTCTATGGAATCAACGCTTATGCGTTCACAAGTTCTTTGTAAGAAGGTACTTGTTTCACAACTTTTCGTATCTTCGGGTCATGTTCAGCTTGCCACAGATTATAGGTCGCTTGCATATTCCACCATAAACGGCCGCCGTTGCCTGCAAGCTTGCCTACTTTCAGGCACATCTCGACAGACATGGGTACGTCTCCGTCCAAAAGACGGTAAAGATACGCACGCGAAACACCCAGCAGATCGGCTGCCCGCGATTTCGTCAAATTCAACGCAGGGAGCACGTCTTCTCTTAAAAGGATGCCGGGGTGGGTCGGACATCTTTTGCCATTCATTGCTAACTTCCTTCCATCAATTTTGATGGTAATTTTCAAAGTCGACCTCGCTTGCATGGCCGTTCTCAAAGGTGAACGTAATACACCAAGGCCCATTTACATGTATTGTATACCGTTTAGGTTTAAAACCCTTTAATCCGTGGAAATTAAATCCTGGAAGATTTAAATCCTCGGGCTCTTCAGCCGCATTCAGCGCATCCAATCGTCGCAGGATCCGCGCGTGGAGTTTTTTATCAATTAATCGGGATTTACCGGTTTCAAAAAGTTCTTTTAAGCCTTTGTTTTTGTATTTTTTTATCATATAGCTTCGCTCCGGATAACATTGACTCGTCCTCCTTTTTTCCTGCTATGAGCCGACGGTATAAAACTCAAAAACAAATGTCAACTAATTTATTGACAAATTGTTAACTAATTGGTTGAAAAGCAGCCGGTGCGACGCGTGAAACGCCGCACCGGCCGGAGGAGGGGAGGAAGCGGCGGGTCAGCCGTTATCCACGGGTTTTTTCGCGGCAAGGCCTTTCAGCGCCAGCATGGCGACGGGGCCGCCGGTGGCAAGCGACACGGGCGTTGCCGTCACCTTGACGAAACGTTTGCCGCCGCAATAGCCGATGACGCAGCGGGTATTTTCCTTCGCATCATCGTCGGCGGAGAAAAACACGCCGCTTTCCACCGTATCGGCGTTCAAAACATCGTCCGCCGTGCAGGCGGCAAAGGCATCGGGCGCGCCCGTGCCGTCGTCATCGGCATGTTCGATTTTAAGATCAATGCGCTTATCCGCATCCAGCGGATCGCCGATGGCGCCGATCAGAACGGCTATGGCCAGCGTTTCACAGCCCTGCATGTCGATGACGCCGCTGTCGCAGGCCTCGGCCTGAAGGGTTTGCGGGGCCAGCACCTGCGTGACCTCGATGTTGTGGATGATATCGTGCATCTGTTTTGTCCTTTTGTGGTATCGGTGTTGAAAAATCCCCCGAAAGGCCGCCGCAGGCGGGCGCGGTCTTAAAATCCGCGCCGTCAGGGGAGGCGGGGTGTGCAAGGCGGCAGGGCCTTTCGGGGGTTTTGCGCGGGGGTGCAGCCGTTTAGGATGCGGAGAATTTCATCAGCTTGATGGCTTCGAAATTCACCACATCACCGCCCACGCGCTTCGTCGTATAGAATTTGACGTAGGGTTTGGCGGTGAAGCTGTCGCGCAAAATGCGGATGCCCTGGCGGTCCACAATCTGGTATCCCGCGTTGAAATCGCCAAAGGCAATGGACAGGCTGTCCGTGCCGATGGCGGGCATATCCTCCGCCTCGATCACGTTAAAGCCTAAAAGCGTGCCGCCCTGCTGCATCTGGAAGTCCGGCTGCCAGAGGTAATTGTCGTTCCCGTCCTTCAGCTTGCGCACTTCGGCAAGGGTGGAGCGTTTCATCATGAAAACCGCTTTTTCGCGGTAGGCGGATTTCAGCGCATAGACAAGGTTGATCA